CTTTGATACACGTGCCGATTACAACAAGGGTAGACCTACTGGATACCCAGGCTGGGGTGGTCGTATCAACATCAAAGTCAAACCACCAATGAGTAAGCATAAGAAAGATCCTTACATGCATGATGGTTGGGGCAGTAGTTACTTTGAAAACACTACTATCAACACTGGATCAGGTGGCGGTGGTGGTGGCAAAGACTTCAAAGGCTACAACTACGAAGTTAAACTGTTTGCCGCAGACTTCCCTGCAATGTACGAAGCAAAGCGTAAGGACGAATGGATTCAGAAAGAGAATGCCAAACGTCTGTATATTTGGCGACAACTTGGCGGCAAGGGATTGCCTCAAAGTGTCACTGAACAAGATATTCTAAGTGACTTTACTATAAGTGATCCATTAGAAGGTGATTTCAGTCGCACCCAATACTAATTGGTATCGCATTTTTAGGGGACTCAGGTCCCCTTTTTTTGCCTATTAATTTGATTTTTGCAAAGTGTCCTGTTATACTTACTAGATGGACTTTAAGAATCTAAATGATGTTGCTACTTGGATACTAACCAATATAAGGTTAAGTAGGTATGATGAACAATTTGTTAATAACTTGACTTTCTACACTATCCAACACAATAGGATTACTAGCAATCAAGACTTATTATTTAAAAAGGTAATAAGCAAATATAAACGACAATTTGTTTACAATAAAATAGACGTATCCGAATTATTAAACTTGCCTTGGCATGTAAATATTGTACCCAGTATACCTGAATACACCGGGGCTACAATCATTATAGAAAATAATAAAATTATTTTCCGATCTCCTTATAACAAGAATTTTTTGACAGCACTTAGAAAAAAGTCATTGCACACATTACAGTGGCATAAAGATAAGCGCCAACATGAAGCAGATTATAGTCCTACTGTTTTGAAACAGTTGATGTACTTGTCAGCAGACCACTATGAGGTACTAAATTATTGTGATAATGTTACACAAATAATCAACAGTCTTAGCAAATATGAATCTGTTAAATATTGGGTACCGACATTAGTTTACAAAAACAATCAGTACTATATTGCCGCACTCAATGAACCTTTATATGAAGCAATAAAAGAAATTGAAATAACAGACGATTTGAAAACTATTGCTACCTTAGTTAAATACGGAATCAGTATAGACGAATCGGTTACTAATTATTTCCTAGAAACAGAATCTTTAGAGAAAATAAAGTTTGCAACAACGTTTGAAGTTCAGGCAGAAATACGTGATGTGAACACTATCATGGATTGGTTAGCAGAGTTTGGCTGTGATGCTGTCACTGAACCAAAGTCTTTCTTAACTAGAAACGTATTAGATGTTACCAATAGTGTGATTAACGTTTGTAAGAATCCTAAAGAGTTGATAAATTACAAAAATCCTGCTATAGTATATCAGAAAGGCATGTTCACGTTGTTTGGAGAAAAGCCTATAAAAGTATTTAAAATAATCCGATTCGTGAATTCAGAACCAATAGATTTAGGACCTAAATGAAGCAGTGTAAGTTAATAATTAAAGATGAAGTGAATGTAAAGATTGAAGGATTGGAATTAGGAGATCGCAAGACACTAATGAAAATGTTTGAATTTGAAGTACCGGGCGCAAGATATTTGCCAAGTGTCCGTCTAGGTAGATGGAATGGTAAAACAAGTTATTTTAGTTTAGGAGGCAGTACATACATTAACTTACTTCCAGAAATACTGCCATTGTTAGATCAGGCAGGCTATGATATTGAATTAGACGATACTAGAGATTATAGAACTACATTTGAGTTTGCAAAGGTCACTGAGGATACATTCAAACATAAAGTATGGCCAGCAAAACATCCAATGGCAGGTCAACCTATTGTATTGCGAGATTATCAAATTGAAATCATTAATAACTATTTGTCTAATCTACAAAGCTTGCAAGAGATTGCAACTGGCGCAGGTAAAACATTGATTACTGCGGCACTAAGTTCAAGCATTGAATCATATGGTCGTAGTATTGTTATCGTTCCCAACACAAGTCTAGTTACACAAACAGAAGCTGATTATATCAATCTAGGACTTGACGTAGGTGTATACTATGGTGGACGTAAAGAGTATGACAAGACACATACAATTTGTACTTGGCAAAGTCTTGGTAACATGCTAAAGAAAACAAAAGCAGATGAAGCAGAAGTACCATTTCAAGACTTTATCGAAGGAGTTGTTTGTGTTATTGTAGACGAGGTGCATCAAGCAAAGGCTGATGTATTGAAGCAATTACTGACTGGTGTGATGAGTCAAATCCCGATCAGATGGGGACTTACTGGCACTATCCCTAAAGCTAAAGCAGAATCAATGTCGTTGACTGTTAGCTTGGGTCCAGTAATCGGTAGTTTATCAGCAAGTACACTGCAAGAGATGGGCGTATTGAGCAATTGTCATGTTAACGTTGTGCAACTACAAGATAGTGTAGAATTTACGAACTATCAAAGCGAACTTAAATTCTTGACCAGTGATGATAAAAGAATGTCTAAAATTGCTGAGTTGGCTAGTACTGTCAAAGATACAGGCAACACATTGATCCTAGTTGATAGAATTGAAGCAGGTCAATTACTACATTTGAAACTAGAAGAACTAGGTGTACCAGAAGATAACGTAGTATTCGTGTCAGGTGGTACTAAAGGTACCACACGTACAGAACACTATGATGACATTGCTACTGCTACTAATAAGATTATCATTGCTACGTATGGGGTAGCCGCAGTTGGTATTAACATTCCTCGTATCTTTAACGTGATGCTATTAGAACCTGGCAAGAGTTTCGTTCGTGTTATTCAAAGTATCGGTCGTGGTATTCGTAAAGCAGAAGATAAAGATTTTGTACAGATTTGGGATATCACAAGTTCATGTAAATTTGCTAAACGACATTTGACACAACGGAAAGCATTCTACAAGGATGCGTCATACCCGTTTTCAGTTGAAAAACTAAAGTATAAGTGATATAATACATTATGCGTATATTAACCCTAGACAACGAATTCTATAACTTAGAAACACTACCTGATGAAATTGATGATTTGCGTTTTGCTATTTTAGACAACAGCAACCCAAGTAATGTAGACTATCATTATATCCCACTAATCTTCTTAGAGAGCTTTAACTCACCTGCATTAGTATTAAAGATTGGTAATCAAACAATTAAGATGCCTGTAGATTGGCAAATACTTATTGGTGAACAAGAGCATGGCGACTTAGAAACACTACCATTAACAAGTATCAATGACAGAGGCTTCAATGCATTTGAGTTTAATCCTCTGAGTGCATTTAGCCCAAGTTTCTTGCCCATAGAGATAGTAGACATATATCATGACGTTACATGGTATGCACCTCGATTAAAGAACGGACAGTTCTTGTGTGTACCTATTGAAGATGGACCTAAACCAAGATGTGTTTACTTTGTAAAAGAAATCAGTCGTAATTGTGAAATTGTAGATTATAGTCAGGCGTTCTAATGGCAACAAAAAAGAATACTCCAACTGATGAAAAATTTGAAGGTCAAGACTTCAATTTGTTTGAGGCCCTTGCTGCCATGGATCGCAAGGATTATGGGTATTATGATAGACTAACTGAAGAACAACAAAAAAAGTTTGTGCCCTATATGATGACTCACTGGATGAGTTCTATAAAAGGTGCAGGTGATCTACAAGGATATTATCTACGTAGTACAGACCTTCATGCAAATAAGCATCTATTCAATGAAAGCATACAAAAACATCCCAAACTACAATGGTATATGATGTGTGCAATTAGTCCGGGCTTAGGTAAACAGGATCACAAGTGGGTACCACAATTAGGTGTAAGTATTCGTACTCTACGAGAACCTGCTAAACTCAAAGACGTAAAAGAATATTTTACTAAAATTTATCCTAAAGCAAATGTTGACGATGTTACTGAGTTTGCAAATTCATTCGTATCGGATCACAAGAAAAAATGTTATCTAGCTACATTGTATCCTAATCTTAAACAAAGTGACATCGAAGTTCTATCACAAATGATAACCAATGAAGATATTAAACAGTATGAAAAAGAAAGAGGAAATTGACAAGCCAGAAACATTTGGTTGTGAATTTTGTAATAGAGAGTTTCTGCGAAAATCTACGATAGTTAAACACTTATGTGAGAATAAGCAACGCTGGTTAAATAAAGACCTACACGGTAATCGTTTGGGTTTTCAGTCATGGGTACAATTTTATAAAAAGAATACTGCAGGTAAAAAGAATAAGACCTATGAAGAATTTATTCGTAGTGCATACTATGCTGCCTTTGTAAAATTTGGTAATTATTGTGCAGACGTAAACGTCATCAATGTCAGTAGATATGCAGACTGGTTGTTAAAAAATCAGGTTAGTGTAGACACATGGACAAAAGACACTAACTACACTAAGTTTCTAATTGAGTATCTACGAAGTGAAGATCCTTTAGATGCAATTGCTAGAAGTATTCAATCAACTATTGACCTAGCTCAAACAGAACAGATACAAAGTAAAGATTACTTGCGTTATGGTAATGTAAATAAGATATGCTATGAAATTACTAAGGGAAAAATAAGTCCCTGGATTCTATATCATTCAGACAGTGGTTTAAAATTCTTAGATACATTGAATGAGACTCATATTGCTATGATTATTGACTATATCAATCCTGAATTGTGGAAGATTAAATTCAACCGTGAACCAGAAAACGTTAATCAAGTTAAGGAACTATTGAATGCAGGCGGGTACTAAAATATGTATACCATGGTCAAGAAATGACTGGAATGTAGCCTGCGCATGGGCAATATTGCAGTATGGATTACCTGACGAGAAATTTACCACACATCCCGGTGATGAAGGCATGGATTTTTATTTTAAAGATGAGCGTGACGCAATACATTTTGAATTAAGGTGGGGATAATGTTAATATATACTTTTAATACAGCACATGGTGTATCTAAGCAAATAAAAATAGAATTATTAGATAAGCCTTGGGTCAAACAATGGACCTCATATCTTGTAAAATTACATCAACGAGTACCTAATTTAGGTTTTACTTTAGGACATACTAATTGGTTTGGTATGGTACATACTGATACTAATCAGGATATGCTAGCGAAAATTTTAGAATCATTTGTATTTTTTGACACATATTTTCCTGAGTTAGAATATAAACAATATGTTGAAATAGCAACTGAATTACATGAGAATCCTAGGGGAATGGTTCAACATCATTTAAATATATTTCATAGATGTTTTACTACCTTAGCTAGTACTTGGTATAGTAAAGCTAACATACCTGAAACTACTACTAGAGAAAAAGTATTCTACCACATGCATGTGATAAATGAAATGGTTCATAAACTAGAAGCGACTACTTATAAAACTGCGCCTAGAAGGCTAGCCGCTAAGAACAATAATTTTTTTGCTATATACTCTGACAACATAAACTCTGCATATTATAAAAATAAAGATAAATCTTGGGATATGCATGGACATGAATATTTTGATAATTCACATGTCTTTGATTGTTTAGTAGATGAATACCAATATGATGTTTGGCTGAATGATGATATTTTAGGCAAAGACATGATTAAAGCCTGGCTAGATGGAGATAAACTAGACAATGATGATATCACCGGCAATATGTTAGTAACAACAAGCTTGATGTTAGATATAGAAC